CTGAAGCATACGCTAATGACCCTATGTTACTTCCTCATGAGGAAGTTCATGTACAGCAGTTTAATCACATTTCACAATTATAGGAAACTAAATGGCAACAAGTAAATCACAATCACAGACAGAACTAGAACAGTTACGCTCTCTCTGTGAGAGTGATTTCTGGACTTTCATGCGGTTCACTAACCAAAATAGGGTGTATGGACAGGTTCACAAGGAGATGGCAGACTTCTTAACAAAAGAAGACTCCAGACCTAACCAGTTATGTTTGATACCTCGTGCACACATGAAGTCTCATGTCATAGCTGTTTGGTGTGCTTGGTGGATTTATAAATATCCACACACAACTATTTTGTACATATCTGCTACAGCTACTCTTGCAGAGGCTCAGTTGTATGCGATAAAAAACATCTTAGACTCAGAAGAGTTTAAGATACTGAGTCCAGAAATGTTGAACCAAGATATTGGCAAAAGAGAGAAGTGGACATCTAACGCTATCAAGGTAGACCATCCAAAAAGAAAAGAGGAAGGTATACGAGATGATACAGTTGTAGCTGCTGGTGTAACAACTAACACTACTGGTCTTCATGCTGATGTCATTGTTTGTGATGACGTTGTTGTTCCTGACAATGCGTACACAGAGGAAGGTAGACGAAAAGTCTCAGCCGCTATGTCGCAAATGGCTTCTATTAAAAACACTGGTGGTGTTACAAAAGCTGTTGGTACTCGTTATCATCCAAGAGACCAGTATCACACATGGAAGGAGCAAGTCGTCAAAATATATGATGAAGAGACAGACTCAATAGTAGGTGAAGAACCTTTGTGGGAAATCTTTGAGAAAAAGGTAGAAAAGAATGGTGTTTTTCTTTGGCCTAGAACACAAAGAACTGATGGGCAGTGGTTTGGTTTCAATAGGCGTGAGCTATCTAAAATTGAAGCAGAGTACACTGACAGAGCTCAGTTCTTTGCTCAGTACTACAATGAGCCTAACGACATCTCAATGCAAAGAATTTCTAGTGACAAATTCCAATACTATGACCAAAAGTTTTTAAAGTATTTTGATGGAAAATGGCACATTAGAAACAGTCCTTTGAATGTTTATGCTTCTATTGACTTTGCTTTCTCTTTGTCTAAATCTGCTGACTACACAGCTATTGTGGTTGTAGGGATTGACAATGAAGGTCATATTTACATTTTAGATATTGATAGATTTAAAGCTGACAAAATCAGTAGCTATTTCTCTCATATTTCTGAGCTCCACCAAAAGTGGGACTTTAGAAAAATAAGGGCAGAGGTAACGGTTGCTCAACAAATTATCGTGAGGGATTTAAAAGACTATTTCACCAAAAGTGGTATGTCTTTATCAGTAGAAGAGTTTAGACCTACATCTAAGAAGGAAGAAAGAATTTCTGCAATCTTAGAGCATAGGTATGAGAATTTGAGTATGTGGCACTTCAGAGGAGGTTACACTCAAATCCTAGAAGATGAGCTTGTTCAACAAAATCCTCCACACGATGATATAAAAGATGCTTTAGCAGCAGCAGTTGAGATAGCTGTTAAACCTATGAAGAAAAGAAACAGAGAGTCTAAGATGAAAAAAGTTATTTTTAATTCCAGATGGGGAGGAGTAGGGTGAGTAATACATTAGAATCAAGAATGGACGACTTAGCCCTAAACATCTCTTCTACATTTGAAAGATGGGATACAGCAAGGGAAGAACAGAAACAAAACTGGCAAGAGCTTAGAGATTTCTTGTATGCAGTAGATACAACAAAAACATCTAACTCTAAGCTACCTTGGTCAAACAAGACAACCTTGCCTAAGCTTACTCAGATTATGGAAAACTTAATTGCCAACTATGAGGCAGCTTTGTTTCCAAATGAGGATTGGCTTAAATGGGAGGCTGGAGATTACAGCTCAACCTTGAAAGACAAGGTTTCTGTTGTAACTGCTTACACACAAGCCAAACTAAAAGCAGGTGGTTTTAGAGAAAAAGTTCTAGAGCTACTGTATGATTGGGTAATCTACGGAAACTGTTTTGCTGTAGTCGAGTATAGTAAAGTAGAGAAAGAAGACAAAGATACAGGCCTAACAGATGTTGTTTTTTCTGGTGCTAAAATCAGAAGAATTAGTCCTTATGATGTTGTGTTCAATCCAACTGCTTTATCTTTCAGAGACTCGCCAAAGATTGTAAGGTATATGAAGCCTCTAGGAGACGTTGCACTGGACGCTCAGACAAAACCTGAGCTATCCTATTCCCAAGAGGTTGTAGACACCCTGTACAGCAATAGAGCGGCTTTCTCGGCTCTTGGTAAAAGAGAGAAAACAGAGATAAGAAGAGCGTTTCAAGTAGACGGGTTTGGTTCTGTTGATGAATACTACCAAAGTGGTGTTGTAGAGATTTTAGAGTTCATGGGTTCGGTTTATGACCCAGAGACAAAGCAGATACACAAAGACCTTATTGTTACAGTTGTTGACAGAAAGTATGTTCTTCGTGTTGAAGAGTTACCTACATGGAATGGTGAAGAGTACATCAAGCACGTTGGCTGGAGAAACAGACCAGATAACTTGTGGGCTATGAGTCCTCTTGAAAACTTGATGGGCTTGCAGTATCGTATTGACCACCTAGAAAACTTAAAAGCTGACATTATGGATATGGTTGCTTACCCTATTCCTGTGTTAAAAGGCGATGTAGATTGGGATGGATGGTATCCGGGCTCTGAAGTAATCCTAGGAGATGATGGAGCTATTGACTTGTTGAGAGTTGACTCCGCAGCACTTAGCTATGACAATCAGATTAACTTGATTGAAGCTAGGATGGAACAATATGCTGGCGCACCAAGGGAAGCTATGGGCATCCGAACAGCAGGTGAAAAAACAGCTTATGAAGTTCAACAACTACAGAACGCTGCATCTAGGATGTTCCAATCTAAGATTAGTTATTTTGAGTCTGTGTTCTTAGAGCCTCTTGTTAATCAAATCTTTGAAGTATCAAGAAGAAACTTAGATGGTGCTGATTTAATATCTGTTGTTGATGATGAGGTTGGAATTAACGATTTTATCACCATAACAAAGGAAGACTTGAAAGTCAAGGGTAACTTCTATCCTAGAGGTGCTAGACACTTTGCTGAAAAGGCTAGGTTTGTACAAGAGGTAACTCAAATGCTTTCTACAATGCCAGCAGATGTGACAAATCACCTGTCTACCAAAGTTATTGCTAAAGAGCTTGCTGAACAGTTCAATCTAGACAAAGTAGGGGCATACCAGCCTAATATTAGAATACTAGAGCAGATTGAAGCTCAGAAGTTGTTGCAAGCAGGTCAAAACCAACTTGAAGAAGCAGCTATGGATTCTGTAGAAGACCCACAGGTAATGTGATGAACAGCAAGTGGAAAGGTATCATTGACGAGGGAGAGTTTGGCAATGTTATGCTAGGCTCTTCAGTCTTTAGAGAAAGATTGTCCAAACTCTTAGAGAAAGAAGTTGAAGCTCTTGAGATTTGTGATGATTATGAGATTGCTAATTGGCAACTCAAACAAGCGGAAACTAATGGTAAACGCAAAGCTTTGCAGTTAGTGTTAAGACTTATTAAGGAGAAAGACTAACCATGTCTGATTTATTTGAACAAGCCAAAGAGGAAGTTGTTACTACTGGAGTGCAACAAGAACCTGAGGCTACCCATTCAGCAGAAACTCCACCACAAGTAGCTGTTGAATACAATGGTAAAGTGTGGGACAAAGAGGCTATTGTTACTAAGTTCTCTAATGCAGACGAGTATATTGAAAAGCTCAAGCGAGAGAATGAAGAAATGCAACAAGAGTTGCAAAAAGCAGCCACTATTGAAACATTACTTACCAAGAAGGACAATATGCAAGAACCACCAAAGCCAGTAGAGGACACCACTCCAGTTGCAGAGGTTGATGTCGAAGCAGTTGCCGTAAGCGCATACCAAAAAATGAGACAGCAAGAGAAGATGCAAGAGAATTTGAATTCTGCTATTGGACAGCTGACAGCTAACTATGGAGAGAAAGCTGTTGAAGTCCTAAATCAGAAAGCAAAAGAGTATGACTTGACTCTTGACGAGGCTAAAGAGTTAGCAATGACTAAGCCAAAACTTTTTGCTGCTCAATTTTTAGATGCAAGACAACAGAAAGTAGTTCAACCTACTTCTGGTAACTTAAATACACAAACTTTACAACAACCTAACAAGAATGTTAAGCTGTCTTCTTTGAAAGGCAAGGCTCAGATTGAAGAACTTAATAAGAGATTTGCTGAGAAAGCTAAACAACTTGGAATGTATTAAAATAAAAGGAAAACAAAATGGCTATTGCTACTGATTATCAAACTACTCTTGCTGGCGGTTCTTTCACTAACGATGGAACTATTGCTAACAACTCACCTGCAATTCGTGCAGCTATCTACTCTGACATGATGATGGAAGAGATTCAAGACGGTTTCTTGCCTGATGGTATTTATCGTGATGTTGCTGAGTTCTCTGATGGTTCTCAAATCATCATCCCACAGTTGGGTGAAGTAACTGTTACTGACGTTGAAGAGTCAAACGCTGTTGACCCACAAGCATTGAAACTTTCTAAAATCACATTGGCTATCTCTGAGTACAAAGGTGCTATGACAGCCATTACTGACGAGATGAAGCAAGACTCTTACATGTGGCAGTCAATCGAAGCAGCTATGCCTCGTAAGCACTTGCGTGCTATCCGTGAAGACTTTGAGAGCAACATGTTGTCTGTAGCTTCTGCTTCACAAGTTGCTGCAACAACTGCTTGGGCTTCATCTGCTTACGGTGTATCTCAGACAGGTGTAGTTGCTGGTGCAACTGTTAACGGTATCCCACATCGTTATATTGCTTCTGGTTCTGGTTCTACTTTGGATTTGAATGACTTTATCACTGCTAAGTTGGCAATGGATAAAGCTAACTTGCCAGCTGAAGGCCGTATCGCTATTGTTGACCCAGTTGTAGAAGCTACTTTGAACAAACTTGTTGGTGCTCAAGCGTTCTCTAACAACCAACGTTGGGAAGCAATCCTTGACACTGGTTTTGCTAAGAACATGAAGTTCATTGCAAACATCTTTGGTTTTGATGTATATACTTCTAACCGTTTGGCTACAATGGGTGAAGAGTCTATTGGTACATTCTCTGACATGTACGATGGCACATTGACTTCTGACGCTGTTACTCTTGGCATGAAAGCTAACGTGTTCATGTGTGTTGCAGACGAAGACGTAATGCCTTTGATGGGTGCATGGCGTAAGATGCCTTCTATTGAAGGTGACCGCAGTGTACCACTTCGCAGAGATGAGTTCTACTCTACTGCTCGTTGGGGCTTCGGTATCCAACGTCCTGAATCTTTGGTTGTTGTTGCTACTTCTGCAACTAACTTCTGATTTACTGCATCAAAAGATGCAACTCCAAGGGGGTCTTTATGGCCTCCTTCTTGATGTATCTTATTTATCATTGACAAGTATACGTCAAGGCGTATAATTTATGTTTAATACGGTTTAACGTATAAGGAAACTGGAATGTCAACAAAGAACATAACTATAGAGCAAGGTGACAACGGCTTATACTTTGCAAAATATCAAGGTGGCGGACAGTTGCCAGCTTACTTAGGTGGTGCTTGGACTAAAGAGAATGACTTAAAGGCTAGGATTCAACTCTACTTGCAAACAAGAAGAGTACAAACACCTGCACAAAAGCAAGAAAGAGCAAAGACTACTTCAGTTCAGAAAAGAAGTAGCCAGAATAATAAGACTGCAAGAGCAGCTAAGTCTGTTACAAACAAAGAGGAATAATAATGAGCGTAGAGTTAAACACAGTTATAGACAGCAAGCTGTTTAAGGCGCAAACAGATGGGCTTTCAGGGGATGGCTCTTTAAGATATGTAGATGGCACTTTAAGCTGGGTTCCAGATGTTGTTGAACCAGAACCAGCATACTCAGAACTGAGAGTTCCTTCTACATCTTCTTTGTCACTTGCCAACGGAGACAACACAAATGACGCTGACTACGTTGACTTCAACGCACCTTCTATGTGGCTTGCAGGCGTAAATAAAAACGTAAATCAATCGGGTGTTGATGGAACACTTGCTGTTCAGTTGTCTGGTGTATACAGAGTCTCGTTTTGGACTGATATTTCTTCATCTGATGCATCGACTAACTTCTCTTTTAGATATGACATTGATGGCACACAGTCCCCACAGAAACTTCAAGTTACTGTTAAAGACGCAACAGATTTAGTAAACATTTCTGCTACAGGTTTTGTAGCTTTAACTGCTGGACAAACATTGAAAGTAAAAATTGTGGCAAATAAAACTTGTACGGCCACTGTTGTCGGTGGCGGTCTTGTTATTGAAAAGATTGATAACTGATTACGGAGATAATAAATGACTCTTTTAGAGATTGTACAAAACGTTATGTCTTCTTTTTCTTTAGAAGAAGTCAACTCGATTGAAGATGTCCCAGAATCTTTGCAGATTGCAACTGTTGTCAAGGAAACGTATTACGACATCATAAGCCATAAAGACTGGGAGTTTTTAAATAAAACATTTTCACTGGAAGCCTCAGGTTCTTCTAGTAAGCCAGTGCTAATGTCAATTCCTTATCGTGTATCAAATATTGAATTCCTTAAATATTTAGATGAAAAAGAAGACAAGTATGTATCTGTTAACTACATGCACCCAGAGGACTTTGTAAACTTAGTAACAGAAAGAAAGACAGCAGAGAATGTTCAAGAAGTGACTGGACTTGTCTCTCAAGTGTCTGCTAAATTTAAAGTTTACAAAGACAGACAGCCGAGCTACTTTACGTCTTTTAATGAAAAAGAGATTATTTTTGATGCGTACAACAACATGTACGACAACACACTACAGTCTAGTAAGTCTTTGTGTAAAGGGGCAGTGTTACCTACGTTCTTGATTGAAGATGATTATGAAATCGAAATGCCTGAAGAAATGGTTTGGTCTTATTTGCTTCCTGAAGTAAAATCTGTTTCAAGTATTAACTTACTACAAACAGCTAATCAGAAAGAAGAGCAAAGAAGCAGAAGAGGCAGGCACAGAATGTATCATGCTCATCCTAAAACAACTGATGACTACAGACGAAGAGTAGACAAGTACGGGAGAAAATGATGGGACAAAGTTCTGGAATTGCAGGATATACCACATTTGTTGGTGGTTTAGTTACAGATACTTCTGCTATCAACTCAAGTGATAATGTTATAAAAGTAGGTGAAAACTTTGACATTACTAGAAGGGGTACACTTGAAAAAAGACTTGGACTAGCTGTTGAAGAAGAAGTTCTTTCAGAATCTTTTGGCTCTCTTTTTGACAAAGACTTTCCAATCAGTAATCAAAAACTAACTACTTATGATGGTAAGCGATGGGAGGTCTTTTATCAAACATTAGGTTCAGTAAAACCTGTTGTGTTGAGAGAAGAAGCTACTCAAAACTTAAAATACTTAACAAGCAATGTTGATTCTATTTCATCGAGTGACAGATACATCTTAGTAACTAAAGGAAGGGTTGTAAGTGTCTGGTCTTACAATGACTCTGACTTTGTTTTTAAATCTGACTCAGCTATTAAGGTAAGAGATTTTGACGGTCTTGAGGACAACCTTGACAATGAGACAAGACCTGCTACGCTATCAGCAGCGCACCTCTATAACCTTGAAAACCAAGGTTGGGGTAGAAGTGTAATAAGTAACTCTAGCAACTCTTACAATACAGATTGGAAAATATTTGCACCTGTTTCTACAGAGGGTGTTCAGAGTCCGTTTCCTTCTAACGCTGACATACCAGCACTTGGTATTTTTGAAGACCCAGACAGCAATGGGAGAAAAGAGTTTAAACCAGACAATATAAAGAACACTTACCTTGGTAATGCAAGAGCACCAATGGGTAAGAATATTCTGGACACGTCCGTTGCCTCTCCAAGAAGCATTCAGTCAGATTCTACTTATGTTTTGACATCACAGCCACAGTATCCTTTCTCTTATACAAAACTTTGCTCTACATTTTTTGCTGGTCGTGTGTTTTACGGTGGTGCAAACAATGTATTCTTCTCTCAGACTTTAGGTGAAGATGACAGAAAAGCATATAAATGTTATCAAGAAGCTGACCCGACATCTGAAGAATTCTCCGAGGTTATAGCTACAGATGGTGGACAGATTAAAATATCTGGTGCATCTAACATCTTTAGGCTTGAAGAAATAGGTGCTATGCTTGTAGTGTTTGCTGAAAACGGAATTTGGGCTATTAGTGGTGGTGAAACTACATTCTCTGCTACTCAGTATTCTGTTAAAAAGATTTCAACATACACAGCATTGAACTTCAATTCTGTGATTAACTTTGGTGGTGGACTTGCTTTTATTGCACAGAACGGTGTTTTATCTTTGTCTCAAAACGAAGTTACACTAGATGGTGTTGTCTCAAGCCTTACAGATGGTAAAATCCAAGAGCTATACGATACATACACAGCAGAAGAATTAAGAACGGCTTCTCTGTCATTCTCTGTTAAAGAGAACAAACTGTATCTTTTGATTGGAAGAGAGTTATTGATATACGACTTGGTGTTAACAGCTTGGTATATGCACAAAGTTCCTGTTGGAGCACTTGGACTGTCGTACCAAGATGATACAAAGTTAGTGTCTTCTTTGCAGACAATAACACACGAAGGTGTAGATGTTGAGTATGAAGCAGAGACTTTAGTTTTATCAACAACTGTTGCTACTTCTGTTGTCAGTAAGATGGAACTTTTATACGAAGATGAAGTAGAAAATAGAATTAACTCTTGCTCATTTTCTGATTTAAGTTACTTTGACTTTAAAGACACGGAAAAAGAACAAGAGTACGAGGCATTTTTTATCACATATCCTGTTCATGGTGGTTCTTTATCTACTACAAAAAGAATTAAACAAGTTGCTTGTTTTTTTGAGAGAACAGAAACAGGTTTTGAAGAAAACGAAGAGGGCGGTTTAGAATATGTCAACCCGTCTAGTTGTAAGTTTCAAGTTGGATGGAACTTTCCAACAAACACATCGTATATCGCTGACGAGTATAACAAATGGTCTAGGGAGTATGAAGTGTACAGGCTGTCTAGACTAGAGATAGGCAACCTTGGGGACAGTCCTTTACAAGCAACTGAGACAATTTCTACCAGAACTTCTGTAAGAGGTTCAGGTAAGACTATGTCGTTTAAATTTTCATCACCTTCAGGTTTTGATTGTAGATTACTAGGATGGACTATAGAAGGTCTGTCAACAACAAGGGAAAAATAGCATGGACTTACTTAATGACATTGAAGGCTTCGACTTATCTACAACAAGAGGAGTGATTGACATTGGGGGTGGCAGACAGATTGAGCTGATTGACCCTCCAGTTGTGTCCTCTTTCTGTAAGGATGTATATTTAAGAGAAATATTTATGGCAAAGGGCTCTTATGTCATTGGTAAGATGCACAAGACTGAACACTTCAACATCATCTTAAAAGGTCAGGCTTATGTGATGATTGACGATACAATCACACTTGTAACAGCTCCTATGACTTTTGTATCTAAGGCTGGACAGAGAAAGATACTATGGGTTGTTGAAGACATGATTTGGCAAACAGTTCATATGAACCCAGACAATATAACAGATGTTGACGAGTTAGAGGAAAGGTTAATTGACAAGGAAGCTGTCCTAGACACCTCTCTTCTTTTGCCCCCATCTGTTATGGTAGAAATAGGAGAAATGGAATAATGTCATTCGCAATAACAGCAATAGTAGTAACTGGCGCTAGCTTTGCTTACTCAGTTAGTGAGCAAAAGAAAGCTGCAAGAGCACAAAAAGAGGCTTCAAAGAAACAACAAACAATGGCAGAGATTGAGTCTACAAGACAAAGAGCTTCTGCTATTAGAGAAGCAAGGGTTGCAAGAGCGCAAGCTATGAATATTGGGACTCAAACAGGTGTTGCAGGTTCCTCTGGACTTCTTGGTGGAATATCAGCACAAGGCACTCAGCTTGCAAATAACATAGGGTATCAGAACACTCAAACAGCTTATGGCAGGGCAATAGGGGCTGACATTAATGCAGCTAACACTGCAAGCACTAATGCAGCAATCGCAGGACAGCTTGCTAACTTCTCTTCGCAGTTTATACCTGCACCAAAGCCAAAACCTGAAGAATAACAATAGGATAAAAAATGACTGACTTGTTAAACGATAATACCGAGACTCAAGTTGACTTGCTTACAGAAAATACTCCTTCAAAAACACTTTCAGACTACTCGCTAGGGCAGAAAGGCCTTGCGGTTACTCTTGCTACAGGTTCTCCTGATACTGCTAAAAGTGTTGTGGATGAATTCATATATGCTGGTGGCTCTTCTGCTTATAAAGAGTTGGCTATCAGTTTAAGAGAGTCACAAACTTCTAACATTGTTGAAGCACTGAAAAGCAGTTCTTTATATGAAAGCCCAGAGCTTTTGTCTGAATATATCTCTGCTGGTCAATCTTTAATGGAAGAGGCTTCTTTGTTTGATAATGTTGTGTTAAAGAAAGAAGCACTTAACAAAGTATCAGAACCGAATATCAACACGGAAGAAGTGATTAAGAGCGTAGACACTGTAAAAGACATGGCAACACTTGCACTGTCAAACCCAAACAGTGTTAAGTCCGCTCTTATGTACCAAGAAGCGGTTGAATCAGCAGAGCGTGAAATCTCTGGTGTAATCACAGACTCACACTCTGTTGCAAACATTGCTGAAATCTTTGCACCTTTTTCAGATTGGGCGGCACAGTACAACTTAGGTGATGTTGCAGGAACAGACCCGAGCTTTTTTACTTCTTCTTATGTCAACGGTGTAAAACAAAGACTGAATGAGTTACCTTTTGATGAAAGGGCAGAAGCAGTAAGAGGCCTTGTAGAGAAGTTTAAAGAGTTCTCAGAGGATAACGAGCTTGTTTTAAACTCTGGTCAAATGCTATTAAATGTCTTAAATCCAAACTACAATGAAGAATGGACAGGTGCTCTTCTTGATGATGTAGTTAATGTGTTAGATGCTGTTGCACTTGGTTTTTTAGGCAGAGCTGCTATAAAGACTTTCAGAGGAACACCACAAGTTGTAGAAACACCATATGACCCAAGAGCTGCTGACGCTGGAGATACAACCTTAGAGTCAAGTTTAGGTAATCTTGTAGACAAGTCAAACCCTAGCATTGGACAGCAGTTGAAGAAAGCAGCACTTGAAGATGACAAGGTTGCTAACTCGTCTTTTGGAGCTAAGGACAGTGTTGACTTGTACCGCAGTAAAGTTATCCCTAAGTTTGATGAAAACGGTGTAAGCTTAGTGTTTGATAATTCATCTTCTATTTTCTCTAAACAAGAGATACAGAGTAAGACTCTAATGGAAGACATTCTACGAGGCTCTAACACTTCTGGTGCTCAGTTAACTGAAACGGAGCAGTTAGCTCAAAGAACTTCAACTCTTGAAAGACTGGAGTCTGAGTCTATTGCTTTGAGAGAATCTACAACAAGGTTGACAGAAAAAGAAGATGGATACCATGTCCATGCAGTCTATGGTAAAACAGCTACACAAGGTTTTACGACAAGCAATCAAGCTATACAAGAAACACTAGACGCTACTGCACATTTGGGTGTAGACTTAGAAGACATTGCCTTAAGTGTAAAATTAGACAATGGTAAAATTGTACCCGTTAGCACAGAAGATGCTGTTAAAATTGAAGAAAACTTAAAAGAAAAAGCTGAGTTTTTTGTTGATGTTGATTTTAAAAAGAGCTGGGGCACTGATAACTTATCTGGGTTAAGAGATATTGAAGAGTCTGTTGATAAAACATTATCTGCTAAGATTGGTTCTGCAAGTAGTTTTTTAGGTAAAGCTGGAAACTACTTTGTTAACAATGCTAATAGAGAGCAAAAACTTATTACCAGAACAGTGAACTTAATGCAAGACAGAAGTTCTTTTGTAACTGGTGGTCTTACAGAACTTGCTAAACCTTTTTCTCAGTTAAGTGCAAAAGATAAATACAAAGCTGTTGCTCTTCTTAGAAAAGGGGATGCACAAGGTAAAAGGTACTCAACAAGAGAGCTTGAGCAGTTTGTAAAAAATGGTGAGCTTACAGAGAGTGCAGCAAGAGGTATTCAAGCTAACTATAGATTCTGGGATACAGTTTATCTTCTTGATAATCGTTCTTTTGCTAAACAACTTTCATCTGAGGGGTACAGTGTTGCAAGAATCAATCATGGTGATGGCGCTCAATCTACCCTTGTAGGCAGACCTGTGCAAGCAAAAAACCTTGACAAAGATGACACTGTTTTAGACTTAGAGTCAGGTAATGTTGTACAAGTCTCTGAAGACGCTTCTGTGTTTAACCTTAAATCGCCTCTAAAGGGCGCAGACGGCTCTTATCACAATAAGGTAGTGTTACCTACTGATGGTGCAAGAGTAAGGGCTATACGGGAATCTGACGCTGTTTTAGAGTACCGTGAGGGTTACTTTCCTAGGAAGTATCGTGGAGATTTTTATGTTGATAGAGTCACTACCCTTGCTAATGGTAAAAAAGTAGTAAAAGCAGTTGCTAACTTTGAAAGCATTGCAGAAGCACAGAAGTACGCATCTGCTAAGATTGAAGACGGCAATGTCTCTTATGTGGCAAGAGCTTCAACAGAACTACAAAGAAGTCGTAGCGTAGATGTCGATGATGGTTTTTCAAATTCTTTGTTCATTGAAGAAGATATGGGAAGAAGTATTCAAAGATACAGGGGGCAGAGACTTTCAGGTGATGTGATGGATGAAAATGTTGTAGCACCAACACTTGACCCAATAGAGACAATGCTTAACTCTGCATTCAACTCTGGTAGAATGGCACTACATTTAGAGACTATCAAGACTCTTGAAGCTAGATTTATGAGAGAGTTCGGAGACATGGTGGATGTAAGGTCTGGTTATCCTACTTCTAAGCCTGAGTTCAGAGGGGAAGAAGCTAGAAAAGTAAGAGCAGCCTCTCTATATAACTATATTGAACAACAGAAAACATTAGTTGATGACTATATGACTAAGAGGTTCCTTAAAGCCGCATTGTCGTTTACAGCAGACGCTATTGATGTAAAAGGGTTAGAGACTATTGCTAAGGGGTTAAGAACAATATCTAACACAGACCCAGTTAAGTTCATAAGGTCAGCAGCTTTCCAAGCGTACATGGTAGGTCATCCTACTCGTCAAGCACTCCTGCAAACTGCTGGTTTATTGACGGTTGTACCTTTAACACTGAAGTATGCAAACCCTGTAAGACTTATCGGTGATGTAATAGTCCTAAAAAGAATGTTCTCTACAAGCATTGCAAATGCAGATATGCAGAAACAATATGAAAAAGCAGCTAAGGATATGGGTATTACCGTACAAGACGCTAGGGTTTTGTTAGAAAACTTTAAACAGTCTGGGATACCTTTTTCTGTTGATGCAAACTCATTGGTAGATGGACTACAAAGAAGTTTTGGTGGTGAAGTTTATGATTCATTGGCTAAGACCAAGGCAAGTGCTGCCTTTGAAACAGCTTTGTCCCCTTTGAAATTTGCTAAAAAAATAGGCTTTGACTGGGGAGAAATGAACAACTTGGCTGGTACATACCTTGTTGCTGCTGAAAGGTACAAAAAAGATAAGGCTTACTCTGAGTTGACAAAAAGAGACTGGGCTAACATTCAGGACTCTGCTAGGACTTTATCTTTGTCAATGACTAGACCTGATAACTTTGAGTACCAAAAAGGTTTATTGTCACTCCCTTTACAGTTTACTCAGGCTTTTCATAAGTACGCACTCATGATTACTCTTGGTAGTAAAGAGCTTACTCCTGCTGAAAGAGCTAGGATTGTTGGTGTGAACTCTCTGCTTTGGACGGGTGTTTATACAGCAGTCTGGGAAGAAGGCTTGCAAGACATAATGAGTGATGCACCTGAACCTGTAAAAGAGACTTTGCACAGAGGCTTGATGAACTATGCGTTTAACTCTTCAATAGAAGCAGGCTATCAGGCTATCACAGGCGAAGATGTTGAAAGTAAGGTGGACATCAGCTCTATCTACATGCAAGGCATTGCACAGATGGCTGCTGAGAAAGCTACACAACTGTTTAATGGTGAACATTGGGACATGATAGCTGGTTGGAATGCGGTCAAGACAGGTGTCGAGGGTATTGACAGGGCGGTATC